ATCAGGAATAGCAGATGAAGGAACACCAGTTGGCTTGCCATTCAGATAATCAAACAAAGTTGTAGTCGTTGGAGTGCCACTAATCTCAAGATCAATTGGTTTCGCCAAGTTAACAGGAATCAAGGACTCTGGAGAGTTATCTGCCTTGCGATAAGCCGCAGAAGTCTTAGCCTTTGCACCTTGCCAACCTTGAGACAAAGCATCAATAACTGCATTACCAGTAGCCGCAGGGCCAATAGCCGCAGTCTGAGCGCCAGTCATGTCAATCAAAGCATCAAAGTTTTGCAATGCTTGTAGATTGTTTTGCTCGGCTCTTGCACGAAGTGGCTCACCTAGTGGGCCTTTGATCTGTTCTTTTTCAAATGCCAACTGACCCGCCTCACGACTAGCCGCACCTTTTGTCAAATCAACAGGAACTGGTAAACCTTGAGCAGTTGCTACTCGTTGTAGTTCAGCGGGAGTAGCGGCAGCGCCAGCACTTGTACGAGCGCCAACACCAGTAGTAGGTGCTAAATCCATACCTAATGCTTCACGAACAATGCCAGTACCACGCTGTGCTGCTTGAGCAGTTTGTTCAGCACCTCGTTGTACAGATTGAATGCCACGAAGTGCAGTAGCCTGTGCCAATGGAGTAGCTTGTCTGACTGATTGAGCAAGCATTCCCGCCTCAGAAACAACAGGAATCACAGGAGGTAAAGCCTCTGCAACCTTACCAACAGCTTGCAATTGCTCTAACCCTGCCTGAGTTCTAGGCATATAGGTGTAACGCTGACCACCAGCCATTGCTTGCTCTTGAATAGCTCTAGCGGCTTCTGGAGTACCAAATTTGCCAGCTCTTGCTTGCTCAATAGCGCCAGATATACCGCCACCAATAGTTCCAAGCAAACCAGTAGTGCCACCAGTTAACAGAGTTAATCCTGTTTCACCAGCGCCAATGATTTGTTCTCCCAAGCCTGACGAAGCAGGAACAGGAGTTGTCGCCATAGCAGTTTGAGTTGCATTCTGTTGGCTTTTGGCTATTTGATAAGCCTGAGCAACAGTTTCAAACTCTGGCGTTCCTTGTTTTGACCTATTTTGGACAATCCAAGTTGCGTATTCTTCTGCTGTTGCCATTAACGACCCCTTTGCAAAATAGCATCTGCTGCACTCATTATGTTATTAACTTGAGGACTTGGGTTTCTTGGAGTAGGAATTTGGTTAATCAAATTCTGTCTCTGTGCTTCACGACCAGTACCTGAATAACGAGCATTTACATCTTTAGCGACTCTTGCTGTGAAATCGTTAAACGACTCACCTGGTCGAACAGTAAAGTCACCCGCAATGAATGTGTTATTTGCTCTTGTCAAAGTGCCATTGTTTTTGGCAAGCCAATCAGTCTTAGCATTAGCGACAGAAGCATCAATGTCTTGCAACTTAGCCATACCACGCAAGAATTGAGCGATATTGGCAGAATTAGAAGTGTCTTTAGGAAAGCCTGACAAAGCCATTTGAATGTCTTTATCGGTTGCAGGGCCAGGTGGCAAAGACTTAATAGCGGCACTATTACGCAAACGAGTGTACTCTTGACGCAAAGAAGTCTCATAGCCTTCAGCACCAATCGTAGATTTGGCAAACTCACCAAGGCTAGACAACTTACCATAACCACCAAGATTCTCAATTCTGTTAGCCAAGTCGTTGAATTGGTCAGCAGATTGTTTAGCAGTAGCGGCTACAACAGCAGTCTCGTTAATCAACTTACGAGTATCTGATGGAATCTCAGTATTCATCTTGTTGATTGATGCTAGTTTCTCAAGAACAGTAGCATTGGTCATCTGAGTATCCAAGTTCAACTTAGCACCTCTAGTACCAATCTCACTTTGCAGATTCTTGATGTTCCAAGTCTTCTCCATCAAACCAAGTTCTTGCGCTCTTTGAGTAAACTGAGACTCAATAACAGCCTTAGTAGCATCTGCCGACTTCTTGAGCAATTCTGCTCTTTCTGTTGGCGTTGCAACATCTGCTTTAGCTTGTGCAGTTACAGCCTCTGCCGCAAGTTTATTAGTCTTAGCAGCCGCTTCTTGTGCTTTATAGATGTTTTCTAATTCAGCACGACCCGCAGTATTCTGCAACAACTGAGCCTCAACTCGTTTAATGTCGTAACTTGGTTGAGTAACACCCGCACCAGGCATCACATTACCTTCATCATCCCTCAATGGGAATTGTGTTGGTTGACCATACATGGTCGCTTGACCACCTGGTTGGAATGCTTGTTGAGAGATTTGACGAGCTTGCAACATCTCTTGTTGGGCTTGTCTTTGTGCGGCTCTTTGTGCCATTTGATCTGCTGTTGTCAACAAACGCAAAGCCAAATCTTGATTACCAATTTGACTTGCTTTTTTTGCGGCCTCAGTCAATGCAACTGGATCGGTAATATCCAAACCACGCATGATTTCCTGTTGTTGAGTAATCATACGAAGTTGAGGGTCTTCAGCGCCAAGCAAACCACCAACAGCACGACCAAGACCCGCAGCGCCCGCATAGGTCATAGCCGCACCACGAGCCTCTGGAGACATCCCTGCCAACTGAATGCCACGATTCATAGCACCCATTTGTTGTTGCTGACCATACATTTCAGGAGTTAACCCGAACAAGCTAGGAATAATATCTGCCATGTTTTTCTCCTTATAGCCAATTTTTCTTAATGTAATCAGCAATGCCTTGGCTAATTGTTGAGTTAGGATCACTCAAACCAGCTAGTACTGTTGAATATGGATTTGTAGTGGCTGCTGAACCAGTTGCCAATCTTGTACTGTAATCAGCGCCTTGCAATCCTAGTTGACCAACTCTTGCTCCAGCAGCTGAGCTTAATTGACCAAGATCAGTACTCATTGTGAATGGTTTCTGAGCTAATGTTTCCAATCCTTGAGCTTTAGTAGAAGCCGTTGTGTAAGGTGCATAAGCCTTCTCTTGACCACCATAATAATCGCCCATTGCTCCCGCACCTTTGGTCAATAAGCCCGCACCAAATGTGACTTGTTGTTGACCAGCCAATTCAGCATCTGCCGCTAATTTAGCTTCTTGTGCTGCTCTAGCATTAAACAAAGCCTGAAGTTCAGGTGTTGTAGCACCATAACTACCACCTTGAGCAACTGCCAAACCAGAACGACCTTGTTGTTGCAATCTGTTTTGCAAGTTAGCCAACTCAAGTTCACGACCTGGTTGCAACAAGTTCATCTGTTGGTTGATGTAGCGTTGAGCAACTTCCTCAGGACTCTGAGCCAAGTATTTGTTACCAAGGTTAAACAAACTTTGAGCGCCTGTTTGCAAAGGAGCAAACTGTGCTTGTGCTTGTTCTGCTTGTGTCAAACCTTGCTCAGACAAAGCCATCAAACGATCTTGTTGAGCTTTAGCTTCAGGTGTTAATTCATATCCTGCACTAATCATCTGACCAGTAACAGGATCATATTTAAAGCTAGAAGTACCAAACCTAGTTGTCATGCCAACAGGACGGAATTGAGCCGCTTGTTTAGCCGCAGCAGTCTCAGCATCGATACGCTGTTGTGCGGCTTGTGCAGCTTCTTTAGAAGTCTGTTGTTGCATCAAACCACCAACAGTACCAAGACTACCAGAAATTAACCCCGCCAATTGTTGAGCAGTTAATCCTGTTAATAACCCAGTAGGAGGGGTAGTAATTGGTGGCGTTGTTGTAGGAGGTGTAGTTGTAGGAGGTGTAGTTGTAGGAGGTGTAGTTGTAGGTGGAGTTGTTGTAGGAGGTATAGTAGTTATAGTTGGTTGAGTTATGCCAGTATTGATAGCATCTAATCCTACATTAGCAACATTATTTAATCCATTTATTCCACCAACAGTAGCTGCTGTTTCTGTACCAGTTCCTAACAACTCTACACCAAGATTAGAACCACTCAGAATTCCAGTATTAGTCAAAGCCTCAGTACCAGTTGTGCCTAACAATCCAGTACCAAGTTCAGAACCGCTTAATAGTCCAGTACCAGTTAAGCCAGCAAGAGTTTCTGTTCCAAGCAAACCAGTACCTAATGTAGAACCTGACAAAACGCCAGTTCCAGTTAAACCTTCAGCCGCAGTCAATCCAAGACCACCAGTAGATGAAAAGCCTAGACCACTACCTCCTGCTGTCAAACCAGTTCCTGCACCCATACCAGAAACACCAGCACCACCAATTTCAGTAGCGCCAACACTTGCCGCTTCTGTTGCACTACCTAACAAACCCTCAGTACCAACAGCACCAATACCGCTTGTTAAAAGACCAATACCACCCATTACACCAAGTGCAAGAAGTGTGTCTTTGGTTAAAAAAGAGCTAGATGCACCAGATGTAAAGAATTGTGGGTTTCCTTGAGCATCAAAAACAGCACCAAAACCAGTATTGCCTTTGCCAGTATATGTACCGCCAAAGAAGTTACCAATCTGGCGTTCACCATAAGTGTTTTCAAGTTCTTGGCCTGTTGCTTTGTTGTAGTACTTATTGACAACTCGTTCAGGCTCATTCAATCCCTCGCCATACATAGCAGGGATAACTTCTTGCTTAACACCAAACTGCTTAATGTCAGTAATTCCTGCATTAGCAAGAATCCTTGCCATTTCTCGAGCATTGGCTTGAGGAGAACCTTTACCTTCACCTTGCCATTTAGATGAGTCGCTAGTAGCAAGGATTTGCGATGCCAAACTGTCAATAATATTTTGATCTACTGCCATGATTTTTCCTTACAAATCGCCTGTATTTGTTGATGGGAATGATCTGTTATCGCCCCAAATAATTCTTACTGCACCACTAGCGCCAGTTCCTGCATCGCTGTTTCCACCAATACCGCCCGCACCAACTACAACAGTAATAACATCGCCAGGTGTTACAGAAACATTGTTGGCATAACGAAGACCACCGCCGCCACCGCCAGAACTGGTAGCTGCAGAACCACCGCCACCACCATAAGCTCCACCAAGTGCTCCATTAGCTCCACTACCTGCTCCTGTAGCACCACCAGAGCCACCTACGCCACCATTTCCTACACCACCAGAAGTGCTACCACCAGCGCCACTAGAGCCTTCTCCAAGCAGACCTACACCGCCACCGCCACCGCCTTGTCCATAAGCACCGCCACCGCCTGCGCCACCACCAGAACCACTTGATCCAGATGAGTAACTTCCACCAGCGCCTGCGCCACCATTGCCTGAGTAGCCACCAGCTCCACCGCCACCACTTCCATAAATGTCAAAACCAGTACCGCCTGCGCCACCATTACCACCACCAATGTTTCCACTTATGGTTGTGCCAGTACCGCCAGAACCACCAGAGCCACCCGAAGCCGCTCCTCCGCCACCATAAGCAGTAACTGTGCTTCCAAATGAAGAATTGCCACCAGCAGTTCCGTTGCCAAGACCACCGCCACCAGAACAACCTCCACCACCACCAATGCAAACAACGCTTACGCTAGTGATAGGAAAAGGAACAGTCCAAGAGTATGTTCCCGCAGTCGTAAAAGCAAGCTGACCAACAGAGTCAGAAGCTCCCGCTAAGAAGAAGTTTGGTGCGGCAAACATTATGGTGTGTAACCTTGTGCAACAGTTCCATACCAGTTTGTACCATCAGACACAAACGAGAAAATATCCATCTTGCCAGCAGTTGAAGTAACTACTGGAGCAGATGCTGAATTCCATTTAACGCTAGTAAAAGTAGCAGTACCGCCACCAGTAGTAGCCGCTTGTTTAAGCAACAAGATAAAAGACTTACCCGCAGTAGCAGTAGGCATTGTGAAGGTGCAAGCTGTAGATGCTGTCAAAGTAGCAGTCTGAACAGTACCGCTTGTCAAAGCCAAAGTATTTGAGCTAGTAACAGTACCAATTGCAACAACACCTTCTGTATAGTTGTTGATAGTTGGGTTTGTCAAAGTCTTGTTTGTCAGAGTTTGAGTATCTGTAGTGCCAACAACCGATCCTGTTGGAGCATTGGTCGAATCAAACTTAGTCGCAATTGCAATAGCGATGTTGTTGAATTCGGTATCAATCTCTGTACCCTTAACAATCTTTGCAGCATTGCCAGGACTAAGATTATCTTTAGACGCAAAGTTCGTGCTTTTGGTGTAATCGCTCATGCTATCTTCCCGTTCTTAGCTTGGATTTCAATTTTCTGGATCGACAACTGCGCTCCATTTATTTCTGATTCATAACCAGTCTGTACGACTTTTCCTGATCCACTTGCAGAAACTGTCAATGTTTGCAAAGCAATGCCATCAGAATAGTAAGCAACTGGACTTCCATTAGCGCCATACTCAGCAATACCATACTGAGCAACACCCTGAGATGGAATAGAAGCATTGGCACTCAAGTAGTTAGCTTTAAAGTCAAAGCCCCACTTAATTGAAACAGTCTGACTTGTTCCACCAATGACAACAGCAGAAATCTTTTTTAAGATAGATACTTGATTGACATTTCCAAGGTCAGCATTGTTTGTGTAGTACATCATGCGATAAGTAGATTCATGGTCTAAATATCCACTATAAGAACAAACATAGCCATTCTTGCCAATGTATAAGTCACCATTCCTGCGAGACAACAAAGATGTAGGAGTGATTGAATCCCAAGTTGTTACTCTTGAAGTACCATCTTGCAAAATTACTTTTGTATCCAAGCAATAAACAGATTTATTGGATGGCATTGTCAACAAGTAAAAGCCTTCACGCTCAGAGTAGACAGACTTAATGCTCGACAATGTTTGAGCCGCAACATCTGTCATCAAGTCATTACGGACATTCTTAGACAAATCACGCTCTGGAGCAGACTTCTCTTGAATAGTCCTCATCAATGAACGAATACCGCTGTTTGACAAGAAAATAACATCAGAGCTAGTTGTCTGAACAGAATCTCTAGCCATGCAACCAATGCCGCCAATGGTGTCGTACAAAGTCATTGTCGATGGTGTAGTTGCACCTTGATAAACAAGAATCTGACGCTTACCAAAGATAAACAAGAAACCATTGTGAGCAGCCAATGCCTGTACTTCATCAGCACCATTAGGCCAAACTCTACTTGTGTCTAAATTACCAGTAGTACCACCAGACCATACATGACCCGCAATCAGATCAGAGAAGCTAACAGTAACCTTATCTGTGCTAGAAGAAGCCACCCACAAGCGACCATAAGCCGCTATAGCAACATTACCACTAGGAACAGTCCCTACATAGCCAGTCTTCTCAGAAACCCGTCTATAGGTAGTTGTACTTACAGCAGGGTCATAAATGATTGGGTCGTGACCTGTTTGAAAGAAGTAAGTAATCCCATTCAAAGAAGCACACTGCCAGTTACTCGCAGTAATGGTAGGAGCAGAACCACCCCCCCCATAGGTCAACTCAGTTACCGCATTAGATGTACCTAGTTTAAAGAGTTTGTTGTTGCCAGCAAAGAGGACTGTTAAAGTGCCATCAGGCTGAACTAACTCATGGATGACACCAACATCGTTAGCACCAAGGTTTCCAGAAGAGGAGTTAACCC